CCAAACCCAATCAGTAATTTCTGGACCAGTTGTTTGTACTTGAAGTTTTAATCGCCGCAGATTATCTGGGTCCTTATTCTCAGTAACAACTGCTCTGTAAACACCGTGAAGGCGTTTAACGGGGTCTAATGGCTCTATCACATTTCACCAACGGTCACATTGCTTTCTAAGAAACGGAAGATTTCACTAGCAGTACCTGTCAAAGTATTAAGGCCAGACCCACCTTGACGATGAAGTGCTAAAACTTTAGCAACTTTAATTCCAGAAACTTGTTGCAAAACAAACTCGATATCCTGTGGGTAAATAGTGTCTTGAAAGTTCATTCCAGCGTAACCAAAGGTAGTCAAGATAGTTGACTTAATTGCTGTCTCAACCTCTGTTGTGGTGTACTGAGGTAATTTTGTGTAAGAAATATTTAAAACAGCATCAATGTATGTTGGAGGTTGAATAGTCACAGTAGTTCCAAGAAGAATACGTGACGCCAAATAATCTGTAACAGACGATTTGAGGGTTTCATACTCAATGGTTGTGTCACCATTTTCATCAAGACCTGGCTGTTGGTCTGTGTCTGTTGCTGAACGACTTGGGGCAATATAGACAGTAACTGATGTCCAAACATCTGCTGCTGCGTTTGCTTTACCAACCCCTGTTACACCAAGAGCAAGGTCAGCGTAATCTTGCAGCGTTACTGCTCGGTTGTTTGCACGCAATGACAACGGAGCAGAGATACGGATTTGGTCCAAAGTCTCTGGGTCAGAACCGCCAATGGCTGTTTCATTAGTGACAGTGATGGCACTTCCCAATGCTGTTATTTCTGATTCAGAAAGTCCTGGGACGTAGTTAATCTCTGTAATAGTTGCTGCGTTAACGTTACCAATAATGCCGCCACCAACTGTGTACTTGGCACGTACCTCTGAGTACTTAGTAGGAATAAATCCTGATACTCCATCACCAAAGTTAACGTAAACAACGTTGTTCTCGTCTACGGTTATTTGAAATACTTGGTCAGTTGGGTTGTAGTCAATAAGGTGTTGAACCTGTTCCCACTTGGAGTACACATCACCATCTTGTACGTAGACTTCAACTGAACCATCAACTACAGGCACTTCGCCCAATGCAAACGTCATATTAGGAGTACCAGCAGATACGCCGATAAGTTCGCCGTAGGTGTTAGTGTTATTAGAAACAAGTGTGACTGGGCGACCTTCATTAGCGGTGATGCTGTAGGTTCCTGCTGTATCATCAATTTGTTCTTGGACTACTGCATCCGCACTTGTTGTAAAGTAAATCTTTTGAACAATGTCACCAATAACAACATCTCCAGAAAATACCGTTCCAGTGGGTAGGGTTACTTGAGTGTCAGAAGTGTTTGTTAAAGTAAAGGTGGTAAAAGATTGACGATAACCTGCTGGGATATAACCGTAGGTTTGAGCAAGGTTAAGGACGCTGGCTCTCTGTGTAGCGGTAGCCATAAATGCTTCATTAGCATTGCGGTCAATGTAATACGACATAACATCGCCAAGATACGCAAACGCCTCAACAAGAGCCACACCAAAATCTGCTGGGTCAGATGCTGACCAATCAGGTACACGGTCTTTGATACGAGTGATTAGTTCTTCTCGTAATGAATAGTAATCCTTACTGGTGTAATCAACAGAGATTGGGATACTCGAAACGGGTGTGGTGCTCACATTGTCTCCTTGACTGTTGGGTTATTACCAGTGATGGCAGCAAACCCAAGGGTTGTCGTAACTAGGTCTTGGTTTGGTAGTGCGTATACGATAGTGACGTTTATTGTTCCAGTGTATTCATCCAGGCTTGTGGTTACACTTTGTAAACGAAGTCTACTTAACTGTGTTTCAAAAGAATGAAGTACAGTATTTTCAATCTGTGTGGAAGCATCGTCTGCGGTTTTAAAGTCTGCATAAGGAATTTCACTACCAAACTCTGGTCGCATAACTCTTTCTCCTATGGCAGTTCCAATAACTGACCTAACACGGTCAGCCCACAACTTTGGTTGTTGGTCAGTAACGTTTACTTTTCCATAAGAGTCAATAGAAAATGGCAAAGCCATACCAATTTCAGCCATTACATACCTACCCATCTTCTTGGAGTTACTTTCCACCCAGCGTTTGTTTGCGCTATAAGAGGAGATAAAGCATTAAGTTTAACCGAAGTTGGATTAACTGTTGTACCTGTGGTGGTCTCATAGTTTAAGTTTCTTACAGGAACTTTACCCGCAGAGGCTGGCCTTGAACTGCTGGCTTTGTTCTTATCTGTACCATCAGCCATACACGTAAAATCAATTTGATAACGACCATCATTAACAATCATGTGAGTAACTTTTTTAATTACCCAAAAACCATCAGTAGTAGAACCAGTTCCGTTAATTTCAATAGTTCTATGAGGAGCAACCCGTGGGTCTCCTTGACCCCTACCCTCGGCATTAACGGAGAACCGAGACAGTTGAGCATGTGCATCCGCTAATGACTCCGCCATCTTTGCGGTACCCGTAATAACATTTGATAAAATTTCTTTAAACAATGGGTCTTTAGTTGTTTCTCGTAAATTTTTACCAACACCGTTGGCTTTATTTGAGTAGGTGGTTAACTTTGCTGTGATGGGGTCAACAACGCTTACTGTTTTAGTAGTTCTTTTGTTTTCTGCATGAGCAAAAAAATCTCCACTTGTTGGTTTAAAGTGGTCAAGGGTTTGAGATAAAACAGAAGCCCAAGGATTAGTGTAGGGTTCAAAGAAAGAAAATACAGGAATTGTAGTCATGGCTACATCAATCATTTTGTCTAAAGGATGGAAGTGCAACTCAGTCCCATGGCAATGAGCCACATACCCTTTGCGTTTGGCTATCTCTTGAATTTTTTCCCAGTGGGTTTGACCAGTTAAAGATTGTTGAGAAAATATAACGTTATCTTCCGTTACTACTGGCTTTAATCCAAAACTCTTTGCAATGCTTGCAACTATTTGAGCACCAGTTTGATTTTTCCAAATTTTATATCCGCCTTCTTTTAAGGCAAGAGATGCACCAATGCATCGGACTACAGTTGGATTGTACAAAGACTGTTGGACTACGGGAGTAACATCCATGACGTACCCAGTAAAACTTCCAGAAGCCTTATCATTTTTCCACGTAATATGAATAGGGACACCCGTCTTTAATACTTTTTGGTAGAACGCGTTAAACCGTGTGTATGACAACTCCACCACGTCCTGGTGCCCAATTTCTTGATGAATACGGATGTGGTGAGGGGGCACCTTCATAGAAGGAAAATCTGGATAGATTACAGTGAATTTAGACCCAATACGGTTTTGAACGGCTACATTACTCATTTGGAATCCTAATTTGTGTTCCAGGTTTAATATCCATAGTGTCTACAATTTCTGGATTAATGTCTAGTATTTGCCACCATAAATTAGATTGCCCTAAATGACGCAAGGCAACAACGTCTAATCTATCAGTCTCTTTCCATTCGTAGTAAAAAAAAGATACGTAATAACTTGGCCATTTTCTGTATACGACTAACTCATACGAGTCCTTACGTGGACTGTATGTTTTGGTGAGCACACCATCTGAGTAACGGCTATCTAGATATATCATAATTTTTTATGGGTTCGCAACATAACGAGAACCTATGTATTGACCTCCGTTATTTCCATAAGGGTTTGTAGTTGTTGCTCCGTTTGTTTCTGGCCCATCATTGAAACGGCCAAGAACTAAACGAACGCTTGAAAGAATTGGAACCATACGGCTATTAAAGATAGAGTGAGTAACTGACATATCACGGATACGGACACGGTACCTCATGCCCGCACCAAGGTGTAGTTCAACAACGGTTGGACGCATCCAACCACGGTCCGCTGTCTTTCCATTTAATTTAGAAATAAAGGTAGCATGTGGACCATTCATAGTTTTAAATAAATATTCTAAATCGTACATTGTTCCTTTTTTGTAAATTTCTTTAATTTCTTCAACATCAACGTCTTCTGGATACGGGTTATCCACTAATGTACCTGTGTTTTGACGTAACCTTCTAATGGCTGCATCTTCTAAGTCAGCATTTTTACCAAAACCTGCGTTGTAACCCATTTCATTAATATAAGCAAAATCACCAATACGGTTTAATAAAAGAGTTATTTCTACGGTAGAAGATATTAATCCAGCAGAAATAACACTGAATGCGTCTTGTCCACTTGCTATAAACTCTGGGTCCATTTTATCTTGAAGTCCCCAAGACATTGCAATTTCTTTAGGATTGTAAAGAAATTTAAATCCATACATTTGTGGGTCAAGCGCAACAGAACTGTTTTGACTTAATGAAATTTGATTAACAAACTTTCTATCCATTTGAAGAACACCACGACCACCTGTTGTGCCAGACCAAGCATTGAGTGCATCTTGGTATTTACCTGCATCAACAAAGTTACCATCATTGGTTACACCTACAAGACTCTCGCTTACACCTTTTGAACTGGTAAAGTAAGCGCTCTTAACCATTGGGGCGTTGTATTTCCAATCTTTTGAAAAAGAAGCATTACCTTCAGAAGTTGCCGCTGCGGGTGCTGTTGGTGTAACTATTGGTTTTGGAACAACTTGCCCTCTTCCATTATTAAAAATAATTTGTTGTTCAGCAATTTTCTTTTGATAATTAGCAATTTTTTTATCATCATCTTCAATTGTTTTTTTCCATTGAGCAATTGCAATTTTAAAAGTTTGTGTTCCATTTTTTCCGTAAGAAGTATTGCTTAATAAATCGTTAATATGTTCATTAGTAAGTGTTGGACCATCTGTTTGATGATATTCTTTTTCTTTAGCATTAAAACGAACATCACGTTGAACAATAATTTTTTCATACTCAGTAATTGCTTTAGTATTTGCAATTATGTCATTATTTACAAACCTAATTTGATTACTATAATTAATGATATTCTTTTTGCTTTTTTGATAACGGGCTCTAGCATTGTCGCTATTTTTCTTTTGATTAAGAAGTTGTTTGCGTGTTGCCATTATGAGCGTCCCATCATTGAGATTTCAGTTCCTTGTTGAATGTACTCTGTTACTTTACGAGCAAAACGTTCGGCTTCTTCGTCAGAAGCACGTTCAATTTTAAGGGTTACATTAACGGTGTTAGTCCCGCCTGTTGCTGCAGAAGTATCGCCAAAAGAAGTTCCACCAGAACCGCCTCCTTTAGTCGTTGTTAAAGCGGCTTGTCCTCTGTTGTATCTTCCAGTAACGGCTTCAACTGAAGTATCTCTTGGGCGTTCAAAGGTTTTCATAAAGGCAGCAGTAGCATCGTAGGCGCTAACATTTGGGTCACTGAGTGTCGTCATCAAACTTCCATATTGTTTTTGACGAAGTTCTTTCATAAGGAATTGGGATTGAGCATCTAATGAGGAAGCATCTAACCCTGATTTTTGAGCAAATTTATTTAAAGCATCCCAACGTCCCGCATGCCATTGAGCAATTCCGTAGGATGTCGCAACCCCATTACTTTTATCACCAGCAGCAGTAGTACGAAGACCAGATTCAGCCAAGAGATTAGAGACCACTCCCGCTGCTCCAT